GTTGGATGCGTTTAACTTTTTCAATAAGTTCTGAATAAGAAACGGAGCGATCCCCACAACGGATGGCCACCTTATGTGGCGTCCGCTGTGAGGATGAAAAAATTCCGTCTGTTGCTTTAAGCGTTGTTAGACCATACATTCAGCTACCTGTTATTAATTCTAGTTTGCCATCTTTTGATGTAAACTCTTCAACAAAGATGTGATGTAGGTCACCAGAGATCTTAATACACTCATCTGCTGCTTTCCAAAGATCAAACCAGGTGTACTTACCACTAGGCAATTGAACCTCTACAGGCATACCCCAATGGTTGACATAGGACATTGATTGGCAACCTTCAAAGTTTACCTCATCATTAATGTTCTGAACCTTATAGAGAGACCATATAGATACAAACTTGTGTTCGTCTCTAAGGTTAGCAAAGTAGTTATGTTTTGCCTCAAAGCTGTAATTAGCCAACTTTATTACCCTCACCAGCCAGAATGTAACTATACACAGGCCATGCTGCCAGGTCTTTTCGCTTGGCAGCCTGCACTTCGCGAATGAACATATCCTTCTTCGCTCTACTACTCACACCCTTGTTGATAAGCTCAATACAGAATGTCTTAACTTCATCCAAAGAGATATCAGGATTTGCAACCGCCCAGCCAAGAAGCTTTTTAAAGTCTTCACCAATCAAATCATTCTTAACTTTAGACATTGTTGTTCTCCATCATTAGAAACACAGGAGTGTAATCGCCAACCCATGAACCTACGACATTGTATTCCATCCACTCAATGGCATCCTCATTTCTCATTCCATCGCGGTCCATGAGTATCTCAACACACTTACCATAGTCATAGATGGCAAGTAATTTTGTGTGTTGCCACCCATGCCCAATCAGCGCAGCCTCAAAGCCATCTGCATAGAGCGTGTTTGGGTCAAGCGGCTCGTCACTCATTTGGAAATTCTTCACCGTAGCCAAGGTCGTATTCTGAGGGATGTTCCCATTCATCACCATAAATGCCACCCCAGTCTTCACCATTTGTTATATCGTGATACAAAACCTCAAGTTCTTCATCAGTTAGTTCCTCAAGGGGTGTTTGATCACTACCATTAAGTAGAAGGTTCTTTATAAACTCTTCTGGGTCATGATCAAAAATGAATTCCAACCTGCTCTCGACAATGTAGTCCAGCAACTTTTGTCTATGTTCCATTATGCAACATCCTTAGATTCATCAATATGCTTTCGGTCACCAACAGTCAGGAGGAGATTGCGAGCTCGCTCCAAACGCTCTACTAGATCATACACATCACCAGATGATAGAGCTGAGGATTCATTGGCCATTATTGTACTAACAATAGCAATATTGTCGTTGGCCTCGTTAAAAAATTGCTCAGTCTGCTTAGGGTCAAAACGCTTGAACATAATATATTTTCCTATTTCACTCACAAGAAAAAGAGGAGGCTAGCCCAATGCTAGCCTCCATGGTTAGCCTTAGGCCTTCTTGAACACTCGCGAGTAGTAGTAGTACGTGTTGGCGTACGTAATCTTGAGCTCATCCTGAACAGCCTTCAGCATCTTCTCTTGCGAGAGACCCTGAGCGGTCATGTCCTTGAACATCTCGAGAGCTCGAGTGCGCTTGGTGTTATTAGCACCCTTCGCTCGCTTAGCCTTCGGAGCAGCCACAACCTTAGCCATAGCCTTAACAGGCTTGGTCACAGCAGCAGCAGTCTTGACGGTGGAAGCAATATCAACAGCTCCAGCAGGAGTCTCTGCCTGATACTTACCCATCTTTGCCAAGATGGCTGAGTTAGACATACCTCCAGCAATCATCGTTTCAACTGCAACGCTGGCTCGGTCAACCTTGTTGAGAGCCAAATTCGTGACGGTCAGCGGGCCATCATTTCCCGTAATATTAATAGAAGCCATAATGTAAATCCTCATAACAAAACAAGTCCGGACCGGAGTCCGGAATCAGTTAGAATACCTAACCAATGCGAACAGTATACGCTACCGGTAGCTGAAGGTCAACTGTCAATACCTTTTAGAATCAATAAGTTACATATAGTTTAAAATTCCCAATAAAAACGCGGAGTTACAACTCCTGTAGAATCAAGGAGTTACAACATCCGCGTGGTTTTGCCGTAATAAGAACGATGTCATATTACAAATATACCCTGTTCTCACAAGGTATCAGCATGCAACTAAACGAAACTCGTTAAGTTGTTAGGCTTTTGGTGCTTTTGGCTTACGAGCCTTCTTGACCTTTTCAACAACTTCTGTGGCTTCTGCCTTAACATCTACTACAGCCTCTTTAGCGGCTGCAACGACATCTTGAACATCTACCTTACCGTCATTGTTCTGGTCAGGCGTCTTAACAAGCCTCCAACCAACATACAACACAAAAGCGGCAACTACAAGACCTAATACAATAATAACTGACATCATACTCTCCTATTATTTACAACTACATTAAACATTTTGGGTATCTTCTATTTTAGATCTACCAATATTATATTTAGCCACCAACTGCCATTCATTCTTTTGTTTGAAAGGTATTACCTTTATTAGCCTCATTGGTGCAACTGGTTCTTTTGCTTTGTCTTTATCCACTATGGTCAAAAGACCCCAATCAGACAATAGGTTGATAATTGTGTTGCGGCGGGCAACATCATCCTCAACAAAAGATGAGGGTCTACCATCAAGAGCAAATAGCTCTTTGAAATGTACTATGTAATACTTGCCCTTCTTATGAAGAATATGGCATGACTGGTACAATGTTCTGTTTTTTTCAGATGCAATACCAATTCTTGTTAAGGTCTCTTTGACCTTTAGAAAGTCATCATTCTCTTTTAGAGTGATTTCAATAAAGCTATCTACTGTAATCATTTGTTCGCCCCACCCTTGCACATTAATTGTTTTAATTGTGTAAGCTGAGATGAAGTGAGTACTGTTAGTATTTCTTTTGCCTTCCTTATATTACATTTGTAATAATCACTAACAAGTTGCATATCACTATCAATCTCTGCTTTATGCCATTTGGAGAATCTTTTGTTCTTCCTTATACTATGTAGAAGAAAGTCATTTTGGAGCTTTTTATCCAATATGGGGCGGAGATTCATTTCATTGCAATATAGCACTGTATCAGCAAAATAAGAGAGACTTCGATTGATAATAAAAGAATTGTACAATTTCTCGGCTTTTTCCGGGTTTTCCGATGTAGATATGATATCAATCTTGGTATAATTGATAGCGTTTACAAAGTCAAACGGATTCACGCGTATTCCGCCCTAGCCATCAATTCACTTAGGCAAGCAACAAGATTAATCTCTTGGTCACTAACAAATGCAGCCTTATATTGATAGTCAGCTAGAATCATAATTGCTTCTGGAACTGAGCTTGGTTTGAGGATTGTATTGAGCGAGTCGTAGATCTTTCTAAACAGCACAGTCGATTCAATATCGTTTGATTCACCAACCCACTTTCTCATGTCGTTGAATCTTCTATCCTTCAGAATAGTTACAAGCTGTGTAAAGTGTTCATCGGATAGATTTATTAGGATACCAGAATCAATCTTTCCACTAACACCATACCGCTGAAGCTCATTCAGCACTCTTCGCCAATCAGGGAAGTGGCGAGCGATGAGTTCACCAACAACATTCTTATTATACTCAATCGCCTCTTTGTCGAGAATATCTAAAACTCTCTTATAGAATTGATTGGCAAGGCCAGGCTTCTCCTTAGGCGGAATCTTAAACTCCACAATCGAGCATCTTGAATGCAATGGTTCAATAATTCTCGATTTAAAGTTACATGTAAGAATGAACCCACAGTTTCTTGAAAACTCTTCCATAAAGTTTCTAAGAGCGGGCTGGGTTGACTGAGCATTTAGGTAATCAGCCTCATCGAGGATGACCATCTTCCTACCACCACTAAATGACATAGTGCTAGCAAATTGCTGAATCTCATTCCGCAGGGTATCAATACCACCATTCATCGAACCATTGATAACAATGTAATCAGACTCTAGCTGTTCACAGAGAGCTCTTGCAACAGTGGTTTTACCAGTGCCCTGGGTGCCAGTTAGAATTAGATTTGGAATAATGTTATTGTCAACAAATGACTGGAATGTCTTTTTTATATCTTGAGGTAAGATACATTCAGATACAGCTCTAGGTCGGTATTTTTCAACCCATAAAACTTCTTGTAGCATATATTAACCCTTCTTCTTAGAAGGTGTGCTTGCCATTACAAAATATTTAATATTGAGCTTACTATTACTAAATGAGCTAATACCACTAGAGGAAATACTTACGCTATAGTCACCAGGAATCAACTTTAGGCTTTCAGCACCAAACACCATATCAATGTTAGATGTTGACTGCCCATCCACTTCAACAGAGAACTTGTTGGAAGATGGATTCTTTGGATCAGCCACAACAACACTCACCTTACCATCAGAACTTACAACATTGATTGACTCTAGTTGCAGGATACTTGTAGCCTTTTGTATCTCATTCAAGTTTTGCGACGATAGATTGAATACAACTTCTGGATTGTTGACAGCAATCTTAGCAATGATACCCTCTGATGGTGAAACAATCAACTCAGGAGCAGCGTACATATATTCAATCGACTTGTTGCCTGATTTAATTACAACAGAGCTTTCATTGAAAACAAACTCTGGGTCATCAAAAATACTAATGATCCCAAGGAATTGCTGTAGATCATATATTGCAAAGGAAGTGGGGAACGATTCCTCCACTTGCGCTGTTGCAAATATATTTTTGTTTACACTAATGGTGGTGAGAGCGTTACCAGCTTGTACTAATAGGTTAGGATTAATAGAAGCATAGTTCTTAAGAACCTGCAATGTCTGGTTTGAAATTTTCATAATATAAAGTTCCTGTTATCACTTGGACGCTGTATCAATAATACTCTCATACATTGTAGTGAATTCTTCAATGGAAGACAACTCTTCACTGTAGTTATTTTTATGAAATACCTTTGCCATCCTGTTTAATGTCTTCTTAGGAATTTCATGTATCTTTGATGCTGCATCAATAGCATCTTTAATAAACTCTTTCTCAGCATCCATGCGGGTCATAGAGTTAGATATTTCAACAAGAACTGCTTTTACCTTTTGCTTATCAATTGACATAATATAATTACCTTTATTTAATTTCAGCTTTCTTCACTTTAATCTTTGACATATCAGCCGTTGCTGCTGCTCCAATTGAAGCCAAGGCAGCGAGACTACCACCAAATGTATATGAACCAGTATGGTTTAGAGACATCCAAGGGCACAACCACACCTTGAAACCCATATTACGCGTCCACTGACAGAACATATAATCTTCTGATAGATATCTGTTAGACGTTGGGCAGATTGGTGTATCAAAGTAGGCCATGATCTGACGTGAGCCATCAAAGTGCTCTGTTCTAACGTGGTCTGGCTTATATAACTGCTTTGGGTATGTTTCCAAAAACTTCTCAAATGTCTTCTTGCGAATCATCATGAAGCCTGTACCAATCTCAAGAACTTCAGCTGGCTCTGTCAACTTAATTTGATTTGATCCACCTGCTTCAATCACAGGGTTGAAGACATAGTCACCAACAAACTGATCAAGTGCATTTGGGTTCTCATCCGCAGCGCCCTTATTTACTGCCTGGACAATCTTTTCCCACGAAATACATTTCTTGGGATATGGTCCACCAATAATATCATATGGTGACTCATCGGATTGTAGTGCCAACAATGTAATAACATCATTAGGGTCAAATCCAATGTCAGAGTCAATAAACATCATGTGACTGTACTCACTTCGTACAAATTCATCAGCACAATAGTTTCTTGCTCTCGTAATGAGTGATTCATTAAAGAGGTAATACACCTTCATGTTAATGCCATACTTTACGCAGAGTGCCGTGAGGTCACACATTGAGCGAGTGTA